ATTTTTATACGCACAATATCTGGCATGGTCAACATTACACCGTTTTCCTGTCGTCACTTGAGCGGTCTGACATTCCTGCAAAGTATGAGAGTTGGTATCTTAGGAACCAACGGAAGTATTATCTGATCGTTCCTAATGATTGTGAGTGGGAACCGCAAGAAGAAACTCCTTGCTATGGTGAATATCGCAGGGATGAGAAGCCAGAGTGCGGAGAAATGGTATATGATGTATATCATTCCCGAAAGGAAGCACTAGATGTGGCTATGGAATGGGCTAATATGTATCGAGGTGAATCGTATTTTCGTATTAGTCTGAAAGATGACCCCTACCAAGTGCAGGATATAGAGGTAGACGCATAAAAATATCCTTGATAGGTTTTTTTCGGTTGACAACGGTTACCCATTTTGCTATAACAAACATACAGCACGGAGATTACTATGTTTTATGTATTGTTTGATTCCGAGAAATCAGGATATATGAAGAATCCCTTCAGCGATAAGCGATATGCCGCACCACATGAAGGTAAGCTGTATTAAAAGCCATCAGCGGCAGGCTAAAAAAAGCTTGACATTCTAAAAAGAATGTTGTATTGTATATAAGTAAGTTGAAACAAGGAGAATCTCATGGCTCGTCCCAAAGGCAAAACTAACGCCAATCGTAAGATCAGAGTTGTTCAGAGTTCGTCCAACACACTCGTAAAGGATCTTACTCCTAAGGATCCGGACTTCATTTACTATGGGGCAGAGCCTAACTTCTCCGATGGTCAACCTGATCCTGAACATAGGCAATCCCGTCTCGGACAAGCCTACAACTGGTATTCTAAGTTCTATGGAACTAAGGAAGCCAAAGAGTTCCTTATTCGCTATCTGGAAGATACGAAGCAGACCGACAAGGCTAAGATCGTTCGTAAGGCGCCTGATCACAAGATTTACACTTCTGTAGGTTGGGCTGCACGCGCCGCTACTCGTGGGTTGATCCTTGATGAATACCAGATCAATCATATTGAAAAGCAGATCGTTAAACTTACTGAGTTTGTTAAAGCTCAAGATGCTGCTGCGAAGACTGAAGTATCTAAGAAGCCCGTTGAGCGTCCCAATATTCAACAGATTATGCGTGAACGTGCAGGTGATGCTGCCGGAGAGATTGACGGTATCTTTGATGATTTTGCTGCTGCTGGATATCCTAAAGATTTTGAAATGAAGGACCGTACTATTAGTTTGCTGAAAGTCAGCAACGTGCTGCCGCAGCATGTGTCTCCTATAATTAAGTTTTGGCAGCGGTTGCGGGACGAATACACCGAACTGCAAGCGGGCACTTGTGAGCAACTTAACGAAGGTTATTCTCACATGACGAAGATGCAGGTCAAGAACACTCTCAAGTTCATTGATCAAGTCATCGCTGATCTCAATGGCTATGTCGCGCTGAAACAAGCGACTAAGAAGATTCGGGTTCGTAAGGCTCCTCCTGTAGAGAAGATCGTCTCCAAGCTGAAGTATCTGAAGGAGTTCAAGGATGATGCTCAGAAGTTGGATCTGGTCAGCCTCTCTCCCGTTAAGCTGCATCAGGCAACTGAGGCTTGGATCTATGACTCTGCTCGTCGTAAGCTGCATCACTACATCGCTGACGACTACAGCAAGTGCCTGACAATCAAGGGTAACACTTTGCTAGGCTTTGATAAGCAGCAGAGCGAGATGAAGACACTTCGCAAACCTGCTGAACAGATCAAGGGTATTATGGGCAGCAAGCCTGCTGCTCGTAAGTTCTTCAAGGACATCAAGGCAGTGGCTGCGATTCCGAACGGTCGTTTCAACGACAAGATGATCATTCTTAGAGCATTTTAAAGGAAACATAATATGAAACTGTTTGCCACAATATATCTAAAGGGGCATCTTATTGCAGCGATGTTTCTTTGGCCAGGTGCAACTATGCATGATTGCAGGCAGGTAAACGCACACTATGCTAGGATCCTGCCTGATGCTCCTTTTATTAAATCAGGTGAGGCTAAGATTTCAGATATCCGATTATCATGCGAATGGCACGATAGCAACCCCATAAAGAATGGAACACAACTATGACCGACAATATTGATCTAAACAGGTACAAGGATTTTGTAGAGGCAGTGACAAGTAAGGAAAGTAATGACCTTACTTCATTCATGAATCGTCTTGATCGTCTTGACGGCAACTATGAGGTATTTGAAGGCGAGACTGAATCACGGCACGGCCCTAGTATCAATGTTTCACTTCTTGTTACCGGGGCATTAGGATTAGGTAGCGAATCAGGTGAGTTTCAAGAGATCATCAAGAAGATGCTCTTTCAAGGTAAACCGCTCACTGAAGAGAATCTCTTCCACATGAAGCGTGAGTTAGGAGACATCATGTGGTATTGGATTACTGCCTGTCGTGCGTTGGATCTTGATCCGAATGATGTCATTGCAGAAAACGTGCGGAAGTTGGAAGCACGATATCCAGGTGGATCGTTTGATCCTTATTACAGCGAGAATAGACAAGAAGGCGATCTATGACGGTTCTAACTAAACAGGATCAAGATAGGCTCGTTGCATTCACTAAACGAATGGAGTGGTTCGCAGACAATCAATATGATATTAGCCCTCGCCGCGCTGGACCATATATGCTCGCGATCCAATTTTTACTCGTTAAGTGGCAAGAGTCAGCCGATCCTGCATCCAACGACGAAACATTAACTGCTTTGGAAAATATCTTGCGTGAGGCGGAAGGACTCTGCTTACCAGAAGACGCACATAGTTTTAGATATGATCCGTATTGGAAAATGCCAATTTAATCGGCGTTGCTGCGATAGTTTCCTGATAAATAACACTGAAGGAAACGATCATGACCGCAAATATTCTATCCACCCCCACTAATTATAACCTAGATGAACTAAAACAAGCAGTGTTTGAGAATGTGCGTCTTCGTTTAGGCGGCGGAATCATTGACCTAGAATTAGATCCGGAGCATTATGAAGCTGCATACAACTATGCGATAAAAATCTACCGTCAACGTGCAGAGAATGCAGTTCAAGAGTCTTATACACTCATGACAGTCATAAAGAATGTTGATACATACACGCTACCCTCAGAGTACATCAATGTCCGTTCGTTGTTTAGACGCACTGTAGGATTAGAAACAGGCCCATCTTCCACTTCATTTGATCCTTTCTCAAGTGCTATTCTCAACACCTATCTGTTGAATTATAATTACACCGGAGGACTTGCGACATATGATTTCTACGCAGGTTATGTAGAACTAGCAGCAAGGATGTTCGGTGGCTTTCTCACATATACGTTCGATCCTGTAACTAAGGTCCTGCGCATCACTCGTGACTTCAAGGGCACAGGCGAGCGCATTCTGATCTGGGCTGACATTCAACGTCCCGAAGCAGTACTCATTCAAGATCCTGGCGCCGGGGTGTGGATCGCTGACTTTATATTAGCAACGTGTAAGATGATCCTAGGCGAAGCTCGTGAGAAATTTAATTCTATCGCTGGTCCTGGTGGAGGAACATCACTTAATGGTACTGCACTTAAAGCTGAAGGCAAAGCACATCAAGAAGCACTATTGCTTGATCTAAAGAATTATGTGGATGGATCACAGCCCTTAACATGGATACAGGGCTAAATTAACTTGGGTTTAAGGATGAGGACTAAATACAAGTATGAAGAACATACTTGAAACCCTCATCGCTAATGACCCGACTTACAATAAGTCAGTAACACGATATCTCTACAAAACGCATCCTGATCTATGGGAACAGATTGTAGAATACACATCCTTTTTGCCAAATGATGCCAAACCCAAGCAAAGAGTCTGGCACATACTTAATGATAGGTATGATATTGAAAAATGTCCTGTTACAGGGGAACCCCTGCGATGGAGGGAAAAAGATTATCTACGGTTCTCGTCATTTGAGGCAAAGAAGCTAGGAATAGGTAAAATCATTAGTAAAGCGACTACCGGAAATCACTGGCGCCAAAAAGATCCCGAAAAGTCTAAGCTTGCTAATGAAAAGTTCTCAAGTGGATTCCGCTCCGGGCAACACAAACCCTGGGAAGAACGAAACAGAGATTGCAGAATATGATCGGTTGGGGTATGGTGGAACTATGAATCAGGACTGGCCATCATATAGAGATGTTCAAGATGATTGGTCTGGCAAACTTGCTGCTGGTGTCAAGTAAAGACTGTCAGTTTCCATCCGGAAACTGACTTTCTATCGCCAGACATCATTCTATACACATTGCTTCTTGGTAGGTTATATTTAGTATAAAGTTCATATATAGTACAGGTTTCTGTTATTCCTGTTATATGCACAAACTGATGTTGAGTTTCTATATAGTTAGGGTGATTTGAGCCTTTGAGTTTATCTGACCTTTTCTTTTTTGCTTCTTTTGTGTATGTTTTCCCGCGTTGGCCTGCCGCGTTTGCTGCACATCTTTCAGGTGAGTGCTTTTTTCCTCGTTGAGCGTTACCGAAGGCCAATCTCATTTCAGGACGTTTCATGTGGTGAGAGTCACCCTTTACTGATCCGCCACCGCCACCGGTTTCCGGAATCTTGTTAGCCCAGTTCGGATCTTCAACTATATTCCATAGTTTACTATAATGTCTGCCCCAGTAACTTAGTTCCTCTTTAGTTAGACATTCTTTCAGTATTTCAGTAGTAACATCGTACCCGTGTTCTTTAATATGCGGTTCCCAATCTTTACCTGATCCTTGATATTTTAGTGGGTTCTGTTTGGTTTTCCCAAGGTATTGTAGCCCGGTTTTGTTGTGGGTCTTCTTATACAAATAAATAGTCATGCTGATGTTCCTCAATGCATTAGAGTAG